ATGCGTGTTGAGATCTGTATCGCTAAAGAAAAAATCACTAAAATGCCAAACGGTGCTGTGGATGCGTTAAAGGAAGAATTAACCCGACGCATCAGTAAACGTTATGACGATGTAGAGGTGATCGTAAAAGCCACCAGCAACGATGGCCTTTCTGTTACGCGCACCGCCGATAAAGATTCAGCTAAAACTTTTGTTCAGGAAACTCTGAAAGATACCTGGGAGTCTGCTGACGAGTGGTTTGTTCACTAATTAACACGTAAAATCGGTAACGGCTGGAAATCATTCAATACTCGCACTATCGAAAGTTCACCATCCAACCGCAGCACGTTCTTGCTTAAGACGTGCTGCGGCATAATCCCAATGATTACTCCCTGACAGGGTTCGTAGGCCACTCAATATCAGGTGCAGTTGATGTATCAACACGGTTCAGCAACACCCGATACTTTTTCTAGGCTTCCACCACCAGCACGACAAGATGCCGCATACAGTGAACCAGTCAGTCCAGTTTTCAGACAACCAGTGCGTCACCTTTTTGAAGGCGCTTTAAAGCACGTTTTAATCCAGGTCGGCCTGTCCTTGTTCCGCTTAATTTATCTTCAAATATTTGTTCATATCCTGCACAAACAAGAGCGTTTCGTTGCAGATCTGTATTCTGGTCATTTGTTGATACCCTTACATAGCCAATCAGCACGCTGAATCTCCCGTCCAAAAGCACAAATCATGCCATGCAGGCCAGAAACCGCCATTATCTAAAACCTCGGTTTACGAGAACTCGGCACAAGCGGGGAGAAAATACCGTTACTCAGTACAGCGAATACCTGGACTAATCGACAAACATTCAGCGGTGGCCTTTCTGGTGAACTATCCGGCAATGCTTCTACAGCTGCAAAATTAAAAACTGCCAGGAAAATAAGCAATGTGGCTTTTGATGGTTCCTCCGATATCACATTAAAAGCAAGTCATGTTGGTGCGTTTGCCTTAGGGAAAACAGGAAGCACCGTTGCGAATGATAAAGCAGTTGGATGGAACTGGAGTAGCGGAGCCTATAACGCAACTATTAGTGGTGCATCAACGTTAATTATTCATTTTTATATGGGAGAAGGAAGTTGTCCTGCAGCTCAGTTTTTGGATTAATTATAAAAATGGCGGTATTTTTTATCGTTCAGCCCGTGGGTGATGCTGCCAACTTACTGATTTAGTGTATGATGGTGTTTTTGAGGTGCTCCAGTGGCTTCTGTTTCTATCACTGCCGTTATCTGGTGGTCAACTGAATGGTGCACTGGGTATCGGAACATCCAGTGCTCTTGGCGGTAATTCGATTGTATTGGGTGATAATGACACGGGCTTTAAACAAAATGGCGATGGTAATCTGGATGTTTATGCTAATAACGTCCATGTTATGCGCTTTGTCTCCGGAAGCATTCAAAGTAATAAAACCATAAATATTACAGGGCGTGTTAACCCCTCGGATTACGGTAACTTTGATTCCCGTTATGTGAAAGATGTTCGACTTGGTTCACAGCAATATTATGGAGTGAACAACTGGCAAACATGGAATTTCCAGTGCCCTTCAGGTCATGTATTGTCTGGTATTAATGTTCAGGATACAGGGTCTAACTCTGCCGATAATATAGCGGGCGTTTATTACAGACCCGTTCAAAAGTATATAAATGGCACCTGGTATAATGTAGCGAGCGTTTAATATGATGCACTTAAAGAACATAAAAGCGGGTAATGCTAAAACACTGGAACAGTATGAGTTAACAAAGAAACACGGAGTTATCTGGCTTTACTCTGAGGACGGAAAAAACTGGTATGAGGAAGTGAAAAACTTTCAGCCAGACACCATAAAGATTGTTTACGATGAAAATAATATTATTGTTGCCATAACCAAAGATGCCTCCACACTTAACCCTGAAGGTTATAGCGTCGTTGAGATTCCTGATATTACCGCCAACCGGCGTGCTGACGACTCAGGTAAATGGATGTTTAAAGATGGCGCAGTCATTAAACGTGTATATACCGAAGAAGAGTTGCGCCTACAGACGGAAAACCAGAAAAAAATATTATTACAGCAGGCCAGAGAAAAAACGCAGTTCTGGCAAACACAGCTTACTTTGGGGATTATCACTGATTCAGACAGACAGCAACTGATGAACTGGATGCGATACGTGCAACAGGTTGAGACAACTGATACCTCGGTTCTTCCTGTAACATTCCCGGAACCACCAGAATAAGAAAAGGCCCGTACGGGCCTTAATTTGTTGTTATTCTGGTTTCTGTGGCCATTCAGGCTTTGCAGTATCCACACGGCTGACCATAACGCTGTAGCGTTCCCATGATTCCAGTCGTGTGCGTTCCTCATCAGTTGCCATATTCAGTCTGACAGCACGTTCCAGCGGTTGAATCACAGACTCCGCTTCGGAAAGCAAAGCGGCTTTTTGTAACTCTGCCTGCTGTTGCAGTTCCTGTTTTGTATATTCCCGCTTTACTACTTTACCATCCAGAAACTTCCAGTTTCCCGAGATATCGGCGCGACGGTTGGCTGTTATATTCGGTAACTCAACAACACTTAACCCGTCAGGGTTAAGCATTGATACGTCTTTCTCAATACAACGAATAATCCCCTTCTGGTCATAAGCTATTTTTAAAGTATCATCCTGAAAGTTTTTTAATTCGTCATACCAGTTTTTACCGTCTTCTGTATATAGCCAGATAACGCCAGCTTTTTTCGTAAGCTGATACTGCTCAATGGTTTTGGGGTTTCCGGCGGTAATATTTTTCAGATGTTGCATATATTCTCCTGATGGCTATGCCTGTTCAACGTTATACCAGTTACCAGAAATGTATTTTTGTAGTGGTCGTGACACCATCCAGTCATCTCCATCAACCTCACCAATAATTTGCAATCCTGTTGTCACATGACCATTACCTGGTTCGCAAAGTCCTCCGCGATATAATGTGTCAGAACGTCTGCCTCCCAGACGCACATTTCTGATAAAAGAACTATTCAGGTAATCATTTAAGTTTGAACCCCAGCACCCACCAAATATATTTCCATCGGTGTTATAACGGACGCCACCCGCAATAAGAGCACCCGGTGAAATAAAGGATTTATCGTTCGGGTTAAAATACCATAAAGCATCATTACCTCCATCGCCACGCATATGAATACATGGAACCGGAAATCCATACTGTTCTGTCAGTAAATACCCAAAGCTGACCGCGCCGGGATAGCCCTGTCCATTGCGAATGGACAAGCCCTTAACTATCGGCACGTAATGACCACCAGGAGTGGGATTCCAGGCAAACTGCGTCTGAACAAAAGGCGCGGTGGCATTATTCAACTGGTCTGCAAATGCGCCACTTCCATCAGGAATTATTCCCTGATGAATATATGCAACCCGCTTATAAAAATCAGCAGATGCGGGTTGAAGCCCAAATGCCAGTTGTCCATTTGAATAGAATAAAAGGACACCGTCGCCGCCCTGTTTAATACCAGTGTCGTTATCTCCGAGAGTAATGGAATTACCGCCCAGTGCGTTATCTGTACCAAGCGCCAGCCCACCATCAATTTTGGCCCCGTGGCTGACAGATATAGCACCTGTTCTCAGATTTATAGCGAATGGCCTTAATGGGCCGATATCACCGTTTTCGCCTTGTCCTTCAGCCGTCGGAATGAAATGAAGAAAATCTTCTGAACGACGGAAAATAAGACCGAAGGCATCATTGAAAATTCGCAGCGCATTCACCGTGCCAATTTTCAGTTCTCCGGTCATTTTATCGCCGGAACGCTGAACGGCGTTACCAGCCTTGTTTACCGTTTCCTGTAAACCGAGGTATTCGATAACGGCGGCAACGGTCGATTTCGCAAGAATATCCCGCCCAACTTTTGTCAGGATTGCCAGACTGGCAACATCATTCCCCGTAAAATACGGAAACCTGTCTGCCGCAGTAGCAAGCCCGGCCAGCGCCGTCAGGGTGGCATCTTTCGGTTGCTTACCCGCAAGCGCGCTAGTCATGGTGGTCGCAAAATTCGGGTCGTTGCCCAACGCCGCAGCCAGCTCGTTCAGCGTATTCAGTGCGTCAGGCGACGAGTCCACGAGGGCAGCGATCGCAGCCATAACATAAGCCGTGCTTGCGATTTGGGTATTATTCGTTCCCTGTCGCGCAGTTGGTGTTGTTGGCGTTCCGGTCAGTGCAGGACTATTTAAGGGCGCTTTCTTGTTCGTTTCACCCATTACCGCCTTAACCGCTTTTGGCGTTGCCGCCAGTGACTCGGAAGTGCTGTTGGTCGCACTGCTGAGCTGTACTATCCCCTTTTTCGTCGTGCTCGCATCCTCCAGCGCCACGGCGGATGCAATATCCTCTGCCCGTTTTGCTGCTGTCTCGGCGCGCGTTGCCGCGGATTCCGCCGTACTTTTGCTCTGAGCTGCCGCCGTCGCACTACCAGCTGCCTCTGATGCTTTCGTTGTTGCTGTCGTGGCACTACCTTTCGCTGCTGACGCTTGTCTGGTCGCCTCATCTTTTGAAGCAGACGCAGATGATGCCGATGACGCCGCTGAACTGGCTGACGATGCGGCTGCCGCCTTAGAGGAAGCAGCATTGTCTGCTGAAGTCTTTGCATTTGTTTCAGAGGTTTTTGCTGCAGAAGCAGACCTCGCTGCTGCAGTGGCTTGCTCAGTGGCTTTGCCAGCCTTCGTTGTGGCTGTTGAAGCGGATGATGCGGCGCTTTCTGCCGATTTTCCGGCGGCGGTGGCACTGGCTGAGGCCTGCCCGGCACTTGTTGACGCGGCACTGGCAGATAATGCAGCCGCTGTTTTTGAACCTGCCGCAGCTGAGGCGCTCTGTCCCGCTGCTGTTTCAGAAGACTTAGCGTTCGTCTCGGACGTTTTTGCCGCCTTCGCGGAATTTCCTGCCGCCGTTGCCGAGGAAGCTGCACTACTGGCACTTGATGATGCATTCGTTTCTGAAGATTTCGCTGCCTCTTTTGAGGCCGCCGCACCCCGTGCCGAGGTGGCAGCTTCTGACGCCTTCGTGGTCGCTGTGGATGCAGAAGTGGCTGCCGATTTTTGTGATGCTGCGGCATTCGTTTCTGACGTTTTCGCGGCACTGGCGCTGGTAGCTGCCGCGCTTTTTGATGACTCTGCAGCAGCAGCACTTTTTGCTGCTTCACGGGCCTTTGTCGATGCCGTTCCTGCGCTGGAAGACGCTGACTGAGCCGACGACGCGGCCTGTCCGGCTGACGTGCTGGCGGCACGTGCTGAGGCTGCAGCATCGGTTGCATGAGTTGCCGCCTCGCTGGCTGATGCACTGGCATCGCTGACTGATTTTTTCGCGGCTGCCGTATTCTGTGCAACCGCGGAGGCGTTACGTGACACCTCTTCTACCATCTGCTCAAAGCGGCGCAGTGCCTCCGGTCGGACATCATCCTCCGTCATGGCACCGAGAAAATCATTCAGCGTACCTGGTCTGGAACCTTCATAGACGGTAATGGTCCCGGCATGTGAAGGCGGAAAACCTTCAACCAGCAGGGTGACGCTGTACTGACCATGCTCAACATCCATGCTGTAACGTCCGGCTTCATCCGGATTTTCAGAGGCCACCGTGTTCACCACCACCGTGCTGCTGGTTCGTCTGGCCTTCAGCACAATGGTGCAGTTCTGTACTGGTTTTCCTGTGCCATCTTTAAGCACGCCAGAAATTTTTACTGTCATACTTTTCCACCAATAAAAAAAGCCCGCAGCAGTGACGCCACGGGCTTCAGGACAGTGTAACTTTACGTTTCCTCAAACGCAGTTCACCCCATAAGGTGGATGAACCTGCGTATCATAACAATATTTACAGAAGATAAATCGGCGTCTGTTGTCAGAAACGGTATCCGATACCAACAATAAATGCATCCGTTCGCCAGTCGCCACTACCGGAACCTTCATAAGCAAGGTCAATGGTCACGGATTCGGTCGGATTAAACTGCACGCCAGCCCCCCACGCCAGAGACGTGTTGCTGTGGCGACCGTCATCACTTCCGGTCAGCACATCGTGCGTTTTCCCCTTGTTGTCAGTTACGCGGAGATAATCCCCGGAGAAAGTCGACACACGGCTGTAAGCCACACCCACCATCGCATACGCGCTGAACCATTCATTCACGCGTACAGACGGCCCCGCCATCACGCTGAACCAGCGGTTACGCACGGAATCTTCATGCCAGCGGGTATCGCTGTAGCGCGTTTTTTGCTCATCCTCAGCATTGGCATAACTGAAGGACGTAATCAGCCCCAGCGCGTCCGTAAACTCATAACGGTATTTCACGTTAATCCCGTTCAGATCATCACTACCGGGAACGTTCGTCGAGGCATGGAGATACCCCGCGCTCAGCGTGGACTGATGTTCTGCTGCACTCGCTGGCGTAGCAGCGGCGACCTGCCAGACTACTGCGGACAAAATAACAGCACATAATTTACGCATAATTACCTCTCGCTTTTCTGCAATAAAAAAGGCGCCATTTCTGGCGCCCGTATCTGGGTTATAAAATTCAGCTAATCGTGATGCCTGCAGTGGCTTTCTTCATCACCACAACCAGCAAATCGCTGATACTTGCTGTGGGATACCAGTTATTTACCAGCCATGCTGACACCGAAAACTCCAGTGTCATGTGACCGTGACCGGCAGGCATATCAATAACACCACTGTAAATCAGCGTATTATCCAGCGCGGTACGGTTATAAATTTCAGCACCGTTTTTCCGCACTATCAGACGGCATGAGGAGTAAATATCAGTATGCTCTTTCTCATGTTTAGCGCCGCTGAATGCCACCGCCGGAATAACAATCTGCCGGTCAAACGGCTGATCGTCATAAACCCTGACGGTAATGGTTCCTGATGGCCACCGCTCCGGTGCACGGGAGTCCCGGGGGAAAGCTTTGCCCACTGTTTTAACGAGATCGCCTTCAATCTGGTTCGCGGACAATTTTCCCAGAACCCGACAGTTCTCGTTAATCGTGACGTTGTTGAGCGTCCCGGAGTTCGCATTCACGTTACCGCTGATATCGGCATTTTTCGCCGTCAGCCGCCCGTCCGGTGTCAGGGAAAATGCCGGAGGATTACCGCCGCTGGTAATGGTGGGAGCCGTCAGATATTTCAGGAACACTTCATTCATAAATATCTGATCGCCCTGACCAACAAACATCGGCTTTGTGTTGCCATTCGCAGGATTAATCATCGCAATCCTGTCTGCCGCCAGCAGCACCTGACTCTGCATTCCTGCTGGCGTATTCTCAATACCGGCACCGATAGCACTGTTTCACATCGATGATTTCGGTGTATGACGACCAGAGCGTTTTGTTCTGCAGCTGGTCTGTGGTGCTGTCCGGCGTCATTCTGCGCATCCGGATATTAAACGGGCGCGGCGGCAGGTTACCCACCACCACCGAGGCCAGATACTGCGAGGTGGTTTTGCCCTTAATGGTGATGTCTTTTTCCGTCACCCAGCCACCGTTACGTTGTATCTGAACCAGCAGGCGGACTTCCGACGGATTCCGGTCCCCCTTTGAGGTGGTTTCCACCAGAGCCTGCACACCGAAGGTAAAGCGCAGACGGTCGATGTTTGCAGACGTGATGGTCCGGGTGATCGGCGTGTCGTATTTCACTTCCGTACCCAGCACCGTCTCGGAACCGGAGGATTCAAATCCCTCCGGCGGTGTCTGCTCCTGCTCACCTGCCCGGAACACCACCGTGACACCGGAGATGTTGGTATTCCCCTCACTGTCCAGCACCGGTGTACTGTTCAGCAGCACGCTTTTTAATCCATCCACCGGACCTTCAATCGGCCCTTCGCTGATGGCATCGATCACACTCAGTAATTGCGTGGATTTCAGGTTGTCCTTCGCTTCGCGCGGGGTATGCCCCTTACTGCTTCCTTTACCCATTCCTCACACTCCATAAACAACAAAGCCGCCCAAAAGGCGGCTCATGAGTTACAGCAGGATTAACTATTATTTACATGCATTAACACTATCAGCAAAAATTTTTGGCGTTAATGCTGGTACACGTTCATAAAGAGTAAAACTACTGCCATTTCCTGCTTTTTTGATATCAAGCACAACATCATATCCCCCCATAGCCTGTGGAACTAAAAGGCTTACCCCATTCTCAATAGGAAGGGATGTTATAGGTGTTCCATTACCAGCCCATTGTCTGGATATGCAGCCTGACAATTCATCAATATTTTTTAATGAATTACCTTCCATTACAGGTTTTCCGGATTTTACGTAATCCAAAGATTTACATCCTGTTAAGGCAATAATCGTGCAGAATAAAATCGTTTTGTTCATATAGCTAACCAATAGAATAATTATCAGTGTTCGATATAAATATTAAATCAGTTAGAACATGAGTAAATAATATTACCGCCCAATTACCACAACCTGACCACCATCCCCTTCATCTGCCGTGCTGATCTCCTGAGATGCCACACGTGACCCCACGCGCATTTCACCGTACAGAACAGGCAGAACATTGCCCTGGGCAACCATGTTATCCAGTGAAGAGAAATAGGTGTTCTGTTTGCCGTTATCCGTTGTCTGTGTGCGGGGGGTTTTGGGTTTAGGGGCCAGCATCTGTGCAACACCGCCAAGCGTCATACTGGCACCGAGAGAAAACAGCAGATTACTCGCCATAATTCCTACCCCCGGCATCCATATAGCAACCGCCATAACAGCCGCCCCCAGCACAGCCTGAAACACACCGCCACTTTTGGCTCCTGCCAGACGCGGCACGATATGGATCACAGCACCATTTGCCAGCGGTTCATTAAGACGGGCTGATAATTCCGTTTCACCTGTATCACGCCCGGCAATGCGTACCTGATACCAGCCGTCGCTCAGCTTCTGACGAAACGCCGGGATCTGCATGGCCAGCGCCCGGATGGCTTCGGCCCCCGTTTTCACACGCAGATCGATGCGGCGGCCAAATCGTTGTAAATCCCCGTAAAGGCAGATGCGTGCCATGCCTGGTGACGCCAGAGGGAGTGTGTGCGTCGCTGCCATTTGTCGGTATACCTCTCTCGTTTGCTCAGTTGTTCAGGAATATGGTGCAGCAGCTCGCCGTCACCACAGTAAATGGCGGCATGATTCGGCACCGATGAACCAAAGCAGCACAGCAGCACATCGCCCGGTTGTGCTGATGACAACGGCACCTGATACAGCCCTGTGGCTTCCAGATTATCCAGATAGAGATTCTGACCGTGACGCCACCAGTCATCCCCGCGATGAAAATCCGGCATCTCAATCCCCGCCAGATGATAAGCATCCCGGAACAGCGTGTAACAGTCCGTCACCCCGTGCTCAAAGCGCCGCCCGGTGAGATGCGGCACACAGCGGAACTTGTGAATCGTCCCCCGGCAGACCAGCCACCACGGCAAATCACTCTGCACCTGCAGCCGCCGGTCGGCCTCACTCAGCCAGGGCAGACCACCGTGGTGGCTGTGGACCAGCGCCACAATCTCACCCTGCATTTCTGCCTGCAGCCAGTCTTCCGGCGACATACGGAAATAATCCTCCGGCTCACCGGAGATATTCACGCCGGGGAAATATCTTTCCCCCTCCGGCGCTCTCACCACGAAGCCGCACGACTCCGCTGGCGCACATCGCCGGGCGTGCGCCAGAATCGCTGATTCTGTCTCTGTCATGGGATTACTGCGAAAGTTTGTTAATGGAAAGGAAGCCGCCAAAGTTGCCGACGTTATTGCGAAACTTACAGCCGCTCAGGCATTTGCTGCATTTATCCTTCGTGATATCGGACGTCGGCTGGTCATATTCATCCGCGACTGTCTCCTCTTCCGGCCTGCGACTCTCCGCTATCTGCTGCTGATACGCCTGCGCTATCCACACCGGACGTGAGAGTCCGGCTTTTTCCCGCTCTGCAGATTCCCTGACCTGCTGGCGGAAAATGTCCTGATAATCCTCGCCCATCAGCGCCAGCTCTTTCTCATACGTGCTCAGTCCGGCCTCAATGCGCATCACTGATTCCTGAACCTCCTTGAGCCCGTCAATGGCCATTCTTCCGGCTCCAATCCACTCAGCCCGTGACCAGGCTGATCGCGCCTGATAAAAATCAAACCGTGCCCGTGGCGGACGAATAATCCCCCGAAGAAGTGCCTCTTCCAGCCAGCAGGAAAACATCTGCGTGGCCAGCCGGGACGCAATAAATTTTCGCCGCCCCATAAAATAGCGCCACGACTCATTGGCGGATGCGCGGGCACTTGAGTAACTGACCTTCGAGTAATCACGGGACAACTGTTCGTAGGAAACGCCAAGACCGGCGGCGATATACCGCAGCAGCGCCTGTTCAAGCGCCGAAAATCCATTGTCTGAATCCTGCGCGGTCTGAAGTTTCAGATCATCACCGGGGAAAAGGTGCGGAATTTTGACACCGCCCAGCGTCACGCTATTCGTGTCATACCAGGTGGAGAACTTATCCAGAATATTAATAAGCGGATTATCCTTCTGCCCCTGCGGCGCACCGGCGATATATTCAAAGGCCTTTTCGGTATCAAGGTCACTTTCAATCGTCGCTGCATACATCGCCTTCACTATGGCCGACTGAAGCTGTGTTGCCTGCAGGGAATCGAGCATCTTCAGCCGTTCCATAACGCTGTAAAACTGATTGGCTCCACGGGTCTGCCCGTCCTCCACCGGCTCGAAAATATGCAGCATGGCCGGACGCCCGGTGGGTAGTTCACGCGGGATCCGTTCCCATCGTCCACTCCCGGAGCGAGGAAAATCATCCTCACAGATATGGTACGCAACGGCACGGCCATATCGATCAACCTCCACACCGGCCCGCAGAAAACGGTTCCCGATACCGTGTCCTGGCGTGTCCACCCGTTTCGGACTCACGGCTTTAAAACGCGTACGAAACAGTTGCGTACTCTCCGTATCCCAGACCGGCTGCACAAAGATTTCGCCGTTAAACGCATGAACGCACACACCTTCACGGATAAATTCCGTAAACGTGCGTTTCCCTTCCACGTCGATCTCACCAAACATCCCTTCTGCGTATTCTGACCAGGCCGCCTCCACCTCATCGACAAAACTTTTTGCCGCGGTCTCCCGCATCCCCAGCCAGCGCCAGTTCGGACGGTAGCTAATCAGAAACATATGCCCGACAATGTGATCCTTATGCAGGGCCACCGCATTGGCCGCTATTCCGTTATTGCGCACCAGATCATCTGCACGGGCATTCCCCAGACGCAACGCGGGCAGCAGGGCCGCATCGGCACTCTGCGAGGGTGGCAACCACTCTGCCATTTGCCCGCCAAATCCTGCACCGCCACCGTTGTAGCTGAGGCTCTCCCGAAGCGGAACGCCGTTCACATCAATCAGGACAGGCGTTCGTTTCATAACCTCACTCCCAGCGGACGACGGCGACGGCGGGTTGTCCCCAGTACCGACTCCGCATCATTGATCGCCCGGTTAAGCTCATCCAGAGAAGCTGCCGTATATTCAATTCTGCGACCATCTTTCTGGACAGACACCACCCGTTTACCGGTTAATAAATCAAGGCGCGCCTGACGCAGCGCCTGCAGTTCAGCGACTGTAACCATTCACTCCTCCGGACAGCTTCGCTGCCAGTTCTTTAAGGGTTGGCCGGGTCGTCTCTTCTTCCCGGGATTTTGCCAGTACAGCCAGATCAAGCTGCCAGCGTTGCACGGACACACGTAATGCCGCGTAGGCATACACCAGGCAGTCCAGCGCTTCGTTACGCCGCTTTTTGTTATCCCACAGCAGACGCATCTTTCCTTTTTCCCACTTCTCCACAAGCTCTTCCGCCACCAGTTGCTGCGCCTCTGTCTGCGAAAAAATCTCCGGATCATCAGGAAAACGGATGGCATACGACGTGGCTTCATCCGCAGGCGTGGGATCGGCTTTCATACGGGCATAGAGAATTTCTTTTGCGGTGTCCGTCCCCACTTCGCACAGATACACGCCCCGCTGATTGCGGGTTTTTGGCATGGTGATCACCGGCTTGCCATAAACAGATGCACCTTTTACCGGCAGCACCCGGAAAACACCGTGTTTTTTTGACCTCTGATAGACAATTTCGCCATCGATCCCCCCGGTGTCCCAGCAGACACGGGAAATGGTCATTTCGGTTCCGTCTGCATGGCGGTATTTTTTGTTGATCGCCACATCCACACGTAACAGCGTCTCTTCCTCATCGGGACGCCCCATAATGATGATTTTATCCACCAGAAAGGCTTCCTCTCCCGGAGCCCATCCCCAGACATACATCTCAAAACGGTTTCGCTGCGAGTCAATGCCCGCCGTCAGATAAACCACCCGGGAAGGCACCGCAGCCGTGTAACGCACAACCTTATCCATCAGCACCTGGTGATCGAGTTTTTCGCCCACGGCCTCTTCCCAGGTCTCGCCCAGCGTGGTGTTCACAAAGGTTTTCAGGCCGTTGGGATCTTTCAGTGCATCCAGCCAGTCATAGACAATCTGTACCCAGGTGGTGAACGGACTGTACGCCGTCCAGATATGGAATGTGATGGAGCGCGGCGGCGGAATTTCATTATCCGCGGCGCTGAAAAATGTCAGACCGTCACGAGTCCACATGCCCGTGTTTTCACAGATCCACCGCCCGTTACTCTGGTCAAGCTCAGACTGATGGATCACACAGCCATGATGCTCACAAAGGTAGAAAACACTTTCTGGCTTATTCTTCTCCCACTTAAGACCGAAAGGCGAGGCATCATCGCCAAATTTCAGATACTGCTCCTCCCCACAGTGCGGACAGGGCACATAAAAACGCATGAAATGTGCCGACTCGTTAGCGGCTTTTTCGATCTGGCAGGAGCCTTTGATTTTAGGCGTCGAGCCGCGAATGGATTTTGGCCATACAGAGCCCTCAATACGTTTATCCCCCAGCAGGGTTGGCGAACCCTCTTTTTCAACATCCGGTTCGAACGAGGAAAGCTCGTCATAACAAACCACATCCACGGATTTTTCACGGTAGTTTTTTGCTGCCGCTCCCCCCAGACACCAGAAACCCACACCGGAGGAAAAACGCTTCAGGGTGAGCGTATTATCGCGGTGTTTTCTTCCGAACCATGGAGCCAGCTCCAGCAATGCAGGAACATCCCTTATCGTTGGCTCAACATGAGATTTCATAAAATCTTCAGCAGCTGAGTCCGTGGGCTGAAAAAGAAGGCTGTTGCGTGATTTATGCTCAATAAAATAAGCCTCCACTCCCAGCAACATCTTTGTATAACCAACACGGGCAGATTTAATCAGGTTAACAGTGCGAATCAAATCGTTGCCCATACAGTTCATGATGCCAACCTGAAACGGCAGTGTTTCCCACCGCCCCGGGGTATAAGACGACTCTTTAGGAAGGTAATAATGTTTATTGGCCCACTGAACTGTCGTCAGTGGAACAGGAATAATGAGAGATAAAAGCCCTGTAGCTATCGCACCGGCTGCATTAGCTGCCTTCTGTGCGTCTGAAATCATCGATCCACCCGCCCACGTTTTCACCGGCCTTAGCTGCAACATTGGAGGCTTTCGCGATTTCAGTTTTCACCACATCAAGGTGTGATGGTGAAATGTCCGGATATTTACGCTGTAATGTCAACGGCACACGCACAAGTATCCCCGAAATCTCCTGTGCCACACGTTGCAGAATGAAGGTAAATAGTTCAGTTTCCAGCACCACTCCGTCTTCACGGGCATTTTTCAGTTCCTGCGCATCTGCCTGCGCTTTTGTGAGCCGGTAGCGTTCATAGTCAATGGTGCCGGGTTGTAAATCTGACTCCGCTGCCGCACGCAAATCGGCCAGTTCTTTGCGGAGCTTTTCGTTTTCGATATCAGTTTCCCTCTGCGCATACCACTGAATTGCCATGGCAGTATCAAATACAGATTCAATGCCCTTACTGCCTTTGGAGACGCAAGGGAGCCCCTGAGACTGCCAGCGTTCAATCGTCCGCGGGTCCACGTTAAAAATTTCGGCAAGCCTCTTTTTATTAACCTTCATAGAACAACTCATTATCAAATACAAGGCCCGACATGAAAACGCCAAAAAAAGGCATTTTCGGACACTTTCATGTCGGACATTTATGAATGCAATATTAAAAAAAACAAAAAGTTATATTCGAGAAGTACCGACACGATTTTCCCTGAAAAATTTTCATAAATAGTGAAAAACCGCGAGGTCGCCGCCCCGTAACGATCTGGATCACCGGAAAGGACCCGCCAACGACTTTCGCGTGCAGGCATTAAAAATTTTGCAGTTCCATGCCTAGTTGAAACCTCGATTTCTATAACATCCAATTTTGTAAATTTAGATATAGCTCAACTTTTCCCAATGTTTTCAAGTGTATAAAAACAATTGGCGTTACGCCATAACACTATACTTAGGATAAGTAAAGATTTTAAGGAGTTTTAATGAGTCAACATCAATATTATCCACAGCTGAAATGGAAGCCTGCTGAATATGAATCTCTGATGCTTTTAGATCAAACTACGCTCTCTGGTTTTACTCCGATCATTACCATTCCAGACATAGACTGGGATTATGAAAACGAATGCTACAAGAAGAGTTTGAGTTCTTACTTATCTGACTTCGGTATTAACCTTGCGGCATCCTGGAAAGCCAATCGTCCTGTTTTGCTGGATGTTAAATATTTAGATAAACATGGTTCGAGCCGCCATCATCCTCTAGATATGTGTATCCAAGATGCTAGAGTAAATGGTAAGGAAATTATCCCTGTTGTTTCTCCCGCATATTCAACAAACTATATACATGCTGTTCAACGCAACTTAATCAATGGGCTCGCTATATCTATCACCCCCCAGACATGGCACCAATTCACAAGTCTGGTTAACCACTTAAATATTCATCCTAGTTTAATTGATGTAATCATTGATTTTGGAGATATTCAAAACGCAACTGATAGTTTAAAACAACAAGCATTAAGCATGGTCAACACATTATCAGGCCAAGCTCCGTGGAGAAACTTGATTTTATCTTCAACCGCATACCCGGCATCACAGGCAGGGATACCGCAACATCAAGTTCATCATATTCCGCGCCATGAATACGATCTTTGGATGTACGTAGTACAGAATTTTAGCAATGGAAGAACGCCAAGTTTTAGTGATTATCCCACCGCTAGCTCTACCATTACGAGCGTAGACCCACGCTTCATGTCTCAGTATGTCTCAGTGAGATATTCGAACGATACCTCATGGATCTTTGTAAAAGGTACCGCAGTTAAAGGAAATGGATGGGGCCAAACTAAAAACTTATGTACTACCCTTGTTAGTTCGCCAGAGTATCAAGTCTTTGGCTCCAAATTTAGTTGGGGGGATGATTACATTTACCAAAGATCATTAGGCGCTAACAAATCTGGCGGCTCTAAAGAATGGCGTAAAGTTGCACATACGCACCATATTACGTTAGTCGTGAGACAGCTTTATTGGTTGGCGCAGACTCAGCCTGCCAAGCCTTAACTTTCCAGCCTACGCGTTTCTTTAAGGCTGTTCTGACTTCAAGCCTGAGATTCGCTATTGGAATATTTTCCGCAATAATATTCCATAACTCAAATCGGGGCTTGCTTTTGATTCCTTTGGAATAGCCCCATCGTTCAAGTACGTCGATACATTCATCTTTCCAAAGCAATTGAGCGAGCATCAATGTGTCATGGTTTCGATTAAGCTTTTCTCCACGCATGTGCTTTATAAGAATGGCGCCTTTTGGCCCAACAGAAACCGTTTTAACGCCCCACCAACCTGGGATTAACTTTAATGCTCCCTCAAGGTGTTTCTCAGCTACGACAAGAGTAACCTTGTCCATTACAGAAGAATAATGCTTGATTTGAAGAGGCAAACGCTCCAAAGAGTCATATTCACTTTTGAGCTCGTACCCGTGTATAACACCATTTATTACAGCAATGTCTGCTCTACTGGCGCCAAGGGATATGGAAAATTCATCGACCACAAGGCAGTCTGGATCTAAATGCGATTCTTTCAAAAGCTTATGATGCACCGCGAACCTAACATCTTGATCTTTCATGACTTCTCCTTACTCCCTCCGTTATTGAATTATAGCGCACTGCATTTTACTGCATTTGAGAGATTTGACCACTTCAATCACAAAATGCTTATCTGCAGCAACAAGATTCATAGCCATACGACTATGGTGATTACCTTTTGTCTGGAAAACTGACCATTCCACGAAGATCAGATAGGTCTATAGAATCTTGGTTTGTCATAGCGTTCGTCTTACTTTGAGATGAACCTTTGCTGCATAGGAGATCAGCCCGTCAAGGCTCACCAGCACTAACTGGCATTCGTCATATCGAATTCCCCCTGCATCCAGCATATCGCCAGCAAAACGTTTTTCGGGTTTTTCTGCAATGCTGCCTTCGTGCGGAAAAGCAGATCCTGATATAACGGCTTACCCACTCCCCAGCGAGCCGAATCCTGACTGGCCCCCGTGGACTCGCTGAATGTCCCCTCCGTGCCCTGGGTGAATGCCGAACCACCACGACAGCATGGTACCAGCAGGATCCCCGCGTTATTAGGGATATACGGAAGCAGTTTTTTGGCAATATGTAAGCCCTGTCCGACACAGCCGTACTGCCCTTTGCTCAGGTCAGCCCGGGGATGATTAATCGTACTCATATCCTGAACATCATGCAGACAATGGTCAGCAGG